AAGATAGAGAAGAGATTAATAGAGGTAAAATACCTACAAGAATTAATCTTCATGGTAAAAATTTATCAAACTCATAAATGAAGATATTTAATTTTGTAAATTACGAAGTGGTTGTAGATCCTATTGCATGGACACTACAACCCTTTCGTGCTATATTAGACAAGTATAAAAAGAAAGACAAATATTACGCCGTGTTAGAAATGGCATATGTTTATTTTGCGTCAGATTGGAGATCAGATTACTCAACTATAGTGAATATAAATGAGCGTAAAGAGAAGATATTGTCTGAGGTGTTCATAAAGGATAGAGATAAGCTTAAAATTAACGCAACAACCGATCTAGCTATAGATTTTTATAAGGAAAAACAAGAAACTATATCAATGGGGTTGTATGAGGATGCTAAGTTGGCGGTTAATAAAATTAGAGATTACTTTAAAACTGTAGATTTAACATTAATGGATGATCAAGGTAAACCGTTGCATGATATATCTAAATTAACTAAAGCTATATCAGACACAGCTACAATAGTTGGTAAACTGAAAGAGTTAGAAAATGCTGTTAAGAAAGAGGTTGAGGAAGCTTCTAATTACAAAGGTATTACAGAAATAGGTGTATTTGAATAAATGATATTTAATAACATACAAACATCGTTAGAAGATGCTAAGAAAGCGTTTGACGGATATTCGTGGAAGAAAGAAGCTTATGGGGATCTGATAGAATTTGTTGAAACAGTTCCGTTTATAAGGAACATGACATCTCCTATGAGACCTAAGATATCTGATTTGGAAAAAGATGAGGATGGTAAAATTGTCATTGATGTAACAAATCCGCCGATATTTAACGACATAGATTATTTCCGACAGGCTGCGTTAAGGTATATCAAAGATGGTAGATATACTGATTTGTATAAAAACGGTAATCCGAATTCAGAATATATGAAATTCTGGAATGAGGAGAAGCGTAGATGTATAGATGGTTATGTTCGTGAATCTGACGGTATGTGGATCACTGGATATAATTATTGGTATTGGAATTACAATCCAATTATGCTTACAAAAAAGCATGATGATAATACTAAGAAAAAGAAAAGGAATATTGGTGGAGTTCGTGCTAAACGTGTGTATGAACATCCCGAAGCATGGGATGGCGATATAATATTCTTCCATTATGTTGAACAAGCTGAAGAGAACGCTCAACATGGTATAGTAGCAAAAGCAAGGGGTAGGGGATTTTCCTTTAAAGCAGGCTCTATGTTGAATAGAAATATGTTTTTAGTGAAAAAATCTATTAGTTATGCATTTGCAGCTATTGAAGAATATTTAACAAAAGATGGTATACTGAATAAGGCGTGGGATACAATTTCATTTATCAATATCAATACGCCGTTTTCTAAACATTTCACACCAAATACAACCATGCACAAGCGTGCTGCATATTATAATATGGAGAAGCAGGCATATGAAGGTTACCTTTCGGAAATAATGGGTGTAATAGTTAATAAACCTGATAAGGCTCGTGGTAAACGTTGTAAACTAGCACTTTGGGAGGAAGCAGGTGCCTTTAGAAATTTAGATAAGGCATGGAATATATTTAGAAAATCTGTAGAAGATGGTTCTTATGTATTTGGATTTAGTCTAGGATTTGGTACAGGTGGTTCAGAGAATCAAGAAGATTTAGAATCATTGGAGAGGTTGTTTTACAGCCCCGATGGATATAATATATATAGCATATCTAATGTGTTTGATAAGAATGTAGAGGGAACTAAGTGTGGATTTTTTTCACCATCATACTTAAATAGGAAAGCATGTTATGATCAGGATGGCAACAGTGATATTATTAAAGCTTTAATAGAGATAATAAAGACTAGACTTACTGTTAAATACGGTACATCTGATTCATCAGCATTAACACAAGCTAAAGCTGAGGATCCAGTTACACCAGTAGAAGCGTTTTTAAGAACAAATGATTCAGTATTTCCGGTATCCGATATTAAAGACTATTTAACCGACATAATACCAAAGAAAGAAGATTTTGTATCATCTCACTATGTTGGTGATTTACATCACGCAGGAGAAGATAAAATTACATGGAGGCTTAATAGTGATATTGAGGTATTAAGAACATATCCAATACAGGAAGTTGATCAAAGGGGTGGTTTAGAAATATATGATAGACCTAAAAAGGGGTCTGATGGAGATATCCCTAGAGGTAGGTATATAATAGGGTTAGACCCTGTTGATTCAGATAGCGGAACGTCTCTGTCATCAGCATTTGTATTTGATCTATGGACAGATAAAATAGTTGCAGAATTTACAGGTAGGCGTGCTAGAGCAAATGAAAATTTTGACTTAGTATTAAGAACCGCAATGTATTATAATGCTCAAATAAATTATGAAAATAACTTAAAGGGGTTCTATGCGTTTATAGAGAACAAGCATAAATTACAATATTTAATGCCAACTCCATCGATACTCAAGGATCAGGATATGATTAAACAATCATATTCATCTGGAAATAAGTCTTATGGAACACCAGCCAACAAAGCTGTTAATACATGGGCTAGAAAATTGTTAGCAGATTGGATGTTAACACCACACATCTCTACAGTTAGAGAGAATATTGTATCGGCTGACGGTAAAGATGAAGGTAAGGAAAATTTAGATACGATTAAACTTAGAACAATAAGGTCAATAGGATTATTGCGTGAGGCATCACAATGGAATCCTGATGGCAACTTTGACCGTATATCAGCAATGGGTATGGTTATGATAGCTAGGGAAGAGTTGTATAAATATACAGAGAATTCAAAATTTTCCGACAATAAACAAAATAATGATATTTTAGACAACGATGAATTTTTAAATAATAATGCAGGACAATTTGCAGAAATAATATTATAGTATGAGTGATAACACAAAAATACCAGCACAGAAATTATCTTTCAAGAGAAAGACTAAGACTTGGCGCAAGGATGTAGTTGATGCATTAGATAAGGGGTTTTCTATGTACCATAATCCCGGAACAAGAATATCTATAAAGGACAAAGTTATTAACCAAAACCTTTATGAAGGGGTTCTCAATACTGAGGATATGGCTAAATACTTAAACCCTTATGGTATTGTTGGTTACGAGATTGATAAAAACTTAGGTCACCATGCTATTATAGTGCCAAAGGTTGATGTATTGGTTGGTGAAGAAGCTAAACGTAAACTTGATTATCAAGTTGTTGTAACTAATCCCGATGCGATATCTAGTAAAATGGAATCTCTTAGAAATGATGTTAAGGGTAGATTGATATCTATATTGCAACAAAAGTACCCAGAAGATAGTGAGGCTGCTAAAGCTAAGATGCAGGAAGAGTTATCTAAACTTGAAAAGTATGCCGTTTACTCATTTAAGGATCTTAAAGAACTTAGAGCCAGTAATATATTAGCTCATTATTCTCAGGAGCAAGGGTTTGATTCAATATTTAACGACGGGTTTAAAGATGTATTAATCCATGCTGAAGAGATTTATGAAACACCTATTATATCAGATGAGCCTAAACTAATTAAACTTAATCCAATGAAAGTTCATGTTGTTAGAACATCTAACAGTTCTAGAATAGAGGATGCTGATATAATTATTATAGACGACCATTGGAGCCCAGGTAGAATTATTGATACATATTGGAAAGATTTAAAAAGTAAAGACATTGAACATATTAATTCATACGGTGACGTAACATCTGAGGGCGGAAGAGATTGGGAGGATGAATTAACAAATTCATTCCATTTAGTTGGAGCAACAGGTTTAGATAATGAGTTATTAGGAACCGTTGATGATTACGTTGATTTTGCTGAAATTAATGGTCATAAATTCTCTTCCAATTATACTGATGATGATGGAAACATAAGAGTTTTAAGAGTGTTCTGGAGGTCTCAAAGGAAGATTTTGAAAGTTAAATACTATACCAAGGAAGGTCTTGAAGAGTATAAGATCATGGATGAAACTTACAAAGTAAAAGAAATGCTTGGTGAAGTTGGCGAAGTTTTATGGATTAATGAGTGGTGGGAAGGAACTAAGATTGGTAAAGAGATCTATGTTAATATGAGACCTAGACAAGTTCAATATAACAGATTATCAAATCCATCCGAAGGAAATCCTGGAATAGTTGGTGAAATATACAACACAAACCAAGGTAAGGCTGTGTCATTAGTTTCACGTATGAAGTCATATCAGTATATGTATGATGCGATATGGGATAGATTGAATAAGGCTATTGCTAAAAATATGGGTAAAATACTTGAAGTTGATGTTGCTAAAATACCAAATAATTGGGATGTTGGCAAATGGTTGCATTATGCAACAACTATGGGTATAGGTGTAGTTGACTCATTTAAAGAGGGTAACAAAGGTAGAGCCCAAGGTGTTCTTGCTGGTAATTTTAATACGACAGGTAGGGTTCTTGATGTTGAAACTGGTAGTTACATCCAACATCATATAACGTTATTAGAATACATTAAGCAGGAGATGAGTGAAATTGCCGGTATAACCCGACAGAGGGAGGGTAATATATCGAATCGCGAGACCGTGGGTGGAGTGGAACGTTCTGTAACACAGTCATCTCACATAACCGAATGGTGGTTTCGTAAACATACTGATGTGAAAGTCAGAGCTTTGAGATTATTCCTTGAAACAGCTAAAGCTGCATTACGAGGTAATAAAATTAAACTCCAGAATATATTAGGGGATCAGTCTGCTCAAATTTTTGAAGTTGATGGAGATGAGTTTGCGGAAGCTGACTATGACGTTATTGTCACATCTGATACTCATTATGAAGAATCTAGACAACAAATACAACAGTTAGCACAAGCGGCTATGCAAAATCAAACAATGAAGTTCTCAGATATGTTGTATATATTTAATTCAAATTCATTAGCTGATATGTCTAGACGTATTGAACAAGGAGAAGCTGATATGCAAGCTAGACAATCTCAAGAAGCTCAACAAAAGAGTGAAGAGTTATCACAAGCTAGGAAAGCCCAACAAGATCAATTGGAGATGGCTAATAAACGTGAAGATATGAAGATTGCGTTCGATGGTCAGAAAATTGAGTTGGAGAGATTAAAGTTAAAATTAGATTCTCAATTCAAAACAATGGAACTTAATATTAAAGCAGGTTTGGATAATGATAAGATTAAAACCGATATATCTAAGTTAGAATCTGAAATAAATTTTAAGGAGAAGGAATTAGCTGAAGTTATAAGAAGTAATAAAGCTGACGAATCCATTAGTAGGATACAAAAGAAAACTAGTAATAATTAATAAATAATATATGCCAGATAACGAAGAAGTATTATTAGAAGGTTTTAACATACCTGATAATTTTGAGATTACTGAAGAAGTGAAAGAAGATGTAGTCGAAGTGGAAGAAGATGTTGTAAAAGAGGATGAGACATTTAATCCTGATAAGGTTGCTAAAGATTTAATGAATGAGCCTGATGAGGAGGTAGATGACGAGAATGATGTTGAAATACCAGATGATGTAGAAG